GAAGAACTGCGACGCGCTCAGCGCGTTGGTGGTCATGCGCACGCCTTCCACGAGCTGCGTCGCAGCACCGAGGTTGTTGTAACGCATGAAGTTGATCTGGAGACCTGGCATGACGCCAAGCTCAGTCTTCTTCACCGCGAACTGCTCGAACCGAAGAATCGGCATCGACTGGAACAAGATTTCCTTGCTCCAGATGGTCTGGATCGCGGGGCTCAGGGCGCTCGAACCACCCGCGCCGACCGGCGCGTAGACCGTCGGGGATGCCGACAGGTTCGGGGTACCCGTGATTGCGGAAGTGCTCACGAGGATTCCTCTTTCGTTCAGCTATCGGGGATTCGAATTACCCGAACAGTCCACGGTTGTTCTGGCCACCGTTGCCGCCCAGGCCCACCTGTGCGCGGAAGGCCGGGTCGGACCACTTCTCCCAGGGGATGTTCCGGATGTCTTCCGGCGTCAACTGCTGGTTCGAAGCGTCGGTGTCCATCGGTCCGACGGGCGCGTATCCCGTTGGGGAAACGCCCCGCATCTGCGACCGCGTGTCCTGCAGCGCCTGCTGCATGGAGGCCGCGATGCGCTGAGTACGTTCCTTGACTGAAACGATACTCGACTCGACTTCTTCCTTGGTGTTTCCACCAATGAGGTCAAGCAATTCGGGTGCGATCTCGTCGCGCTCCTGGGCGACGCGCTCGCGGATGTACTGCTGGATCTCGGCGAACTCGCGCTCCTTCTGGAACACAGCGCGCTCCAGCTCGCGGTCCTTCTCGATCTGGTCGATGCGGGCCTGCCACTCCTTCTGGGCCTCGGCCAGGAGGGTCTTGGCGTCCGACTCCTCCTCGTGCTGCTGCTTCGCCTTGGCCGCAGCTTCCTGACGGCGCTTCTCAGCAGCCGCCTCGCGCTCCTCGCGCTCCTTGCGGAGCAGCGCCAGTTCTTCCTGCACCTGCTGGAAGTTCTTCTCGGCGGTCTCGATCCGCGCGTAGACCTTGTCCTTCTCTTCGGACCGCGCCTTCTCGATATCGGCGGCGGTGAAGCGACGGTCAGGGTCGCTGGCCGGTGGGGTCGGGGTCGGAGTGCCTGGGGGAGTAGCGGTTGCGACGGAGCCCTCCGGGTCGTTCTCCCCGGAACCGCCTGCGATCGTCCACATCGGGAGACCGTTCTTGCGGTACTGCGGCTTGCCGTCGACTTCCAGGATGCTGGGAGCCAGTGGGCGCGCGAGCGCCAAGTCGAGCGAGTTCATGCGAGTGTCCTCAGGAGTCTGTGTTGCTGTCCGGGTTTCGACGCAACGGCACGCGAGGGCCGTACGCCTGTGTCACGAGTTCGGTCATCTTCTGCTGGGTTTCGAATCCGGTTAGGCCAGTCGGATCGAATGTCTGCGACTGGACAGGGGCCGGACCGTCCGGCGTATTGATTGCGTTGCCCTCCGCGTCAGTCTGCGGAGTCGGTTCCTCTACGCCTTCAGGGGGGATTCCCGTCATTTGCAGAGTAACCGAATCGTACTGAGCCTTTAGGAGCGAGAGCGCAGCATTGCGCTTGATGTCCTGCACCTGCTGCTGGAAGTTCTCCTCCAGCTCCTCGTCCGGGAACTCCACGCCAAGCTCCAGAAGAGCCTTGCGGTCGCTGATGAGCCCGAGCTGCTTCTTCAGGGTGATTTCCTGCAGCTTGATGAGGATGTCGAGCGGCAACGGCGGTGGCCAATGCACGAACGACTGGAACGTCAACGGGTCATTGGTGTCCAGGACCGGAAGCTGGCCCTCCTGCATAACGCCCTCGGTGTCCGGGTCGAACACAAAGGCGTATGGCTGGAAAACAGCCAACGTGCGCAGGATGAATTCGTTGACGCGCTGGATGCCTACGGTGTACTGGATCTTCTTCAGGTTGTACCGCTGCATCATCGGCTGGTACTGAATCGCCAGTGCCACACCGGAAGTGTTGGAGATCGGCTGAACCTGGCCCAGGGCTGTCTCGGGAACGCCGGTCAGCTCGTGCATGGAGCGCTTGATCTGCTCCAGCCACGTAAGGGCGTGCGGAAGGGCTTCAGTGCCGCCCAGGAGGTTCTCTACGCGAGCCTTCTCCGGGAGCCCACCCCAGACCTTCTTCGGCCCCTTCTCCAGGTTGGAGGCCTTCGCGCCCGTGATGATCGTGACCGGGGCCGCGTGGTAGTTGATGATGTCGCTGATGTCCGTGGCCTTCTCGTTGTACTCACGGTTCAGCGAAATGATGTCCTGGATATCCGATAGGCCCCAGGGGCTTCCGGACACAGGGATGTTCGCGATGTGGACGATCGGAATGACGTTCAGTGGGTTCGGCCGGGAGTCCATGAGGGTGTCGTTGACGTACTCCTCGATGGCCTCGTCAGTGAGGATCTCGGTGTACGTGTAGACCTGGCGGGTGCCCTCGGTCGACGTTCCCCAGAAGCGGTACTTCAGCTTGAAGCGCATGAGCCTCGACCGGTCGTGGGGGTGCCACTCCGGGAAGCAGAAGCTGGAGTTGAGGACCATGATGCGCACACGGTCTTCGAGCTGCCCTGGGTCGTCTCCCTTTGGGTCCCAGGCAATCTTGACGAAGCAGTCCCCAGAGACGCCGCCCTGGTTTCCCATTTCCCAGAGGGTCTGCTCCTTGTTGTTGTCCTGCTCCCAGACCTTCTTCAGGAGAGCGGGGACGATGTGCTCCGTCGCCTTGGCGGTACGGAACTGCACTCCACGGGAGAACGTGAAGTTGTTGATGAAGTCGGCGAACGCCTTCACGTAGTTGAAGGTGATCTGGGGCTCGCCCATTTCCCGGCGGTAGCCCCAGTGGTGACCGAGGTAGAAGGCCCAGTTCTGGGCGTAGCGATTCAGGCGCGGGCCGTGGACCTCGAACTCTTCGTCTGCAAGTTCGACCAGCCCCAGCGGCGAGATAGCGATAGTGAGATCACTAGCCGCTGCTCGCATGCTGGAGCTGGCGAACGAGATTGCAGTCACGAAGGAGTCCTTCTACGAAGGAAGATGGGGATCAGTTCTCGGCGTATCCGACGGTGACTTCCAGGTCGGAACCCGCGACGGTCGAGCCGATCTGGGTGATGTTCGCGTCGAAGACGTCGCCCTCAACGAACTCGCCCAGGCTGACCTTCGAGGAAGCCTTGGTCGCTCCTGCCGCGATGGACAGACCAGCGTAGGTCACGGCCGTGCCGCCGTTGTGCGTCGCTGCAGCCGTGCTGTTGTAGCCACGCTCCACCGTCAGGCGGTAGACGTCGCCCAGGCCGCTCGGACCCGGCTGCGGGGAGCCTGCGGTGCCGGTGACGTGGACCTGCTCGCTCTCGATGAGCAGCACGGTGCCGACGGCCACTTCGACGCCCGGCTCCAGCACGACATCGATCGTGGCTGCGGAAGCGGAGACCTGGCCGTTCGCGTTCTGCGCGGTCGCGATCGGCGCAACGGTACCCACGGTCGGGTTGAGCGCGACGCCGTTCTTGCGGATCTGGAAGTTGAGGGAAGCGCCGGTCGGGGCGGTGCCGACTACGGCATCGACCGAGTCGATGGTCCCGGAAGCGGGTGCCACGAAGCGGTCCTTCGCGCCCGTGGTGAGCGCACCTGCGGAACGCAGGCTGAAGTCGTTCTTGGCCTGTCCTGCATCAGACATGTTGGTAGTCCTTCTCGCGGAAGTGGTTGGGGGAGAGGGGGATCAGTCGTCCACGCGCGCCGGGTTGTACCGCTCGTAGCGGCCCCCGTTGCGGTTGACTTCCTCGTAGCGCACGGCCGCGAGGTCGCTGTTGGTCCCGTGAGCGAACTCGCTCAGGAACGTCGGAGCCTCGACCCACGAAGCCGACCCGACGTGTGCGCGCTCGCGCATGGTCTCGGAAGCGGGCTTCTCGTAGACGTTGGCGTTGTGGTTCGGGCGACCAGGCGGGGTGATGTACCCCTGTAGAACGCCCTTCTGGAACTCCGTCGGGTTGTCGGTGTCCGTCGCAAGACCCTCTTCGAAGCGAAGGGGACCACGATTGCCGACGCGCTCCTCTGCGAACTTGCGCTCGTAGACGGTGCCGACGCGCTCCGGGAACTGCGGGGAAGGAGCGAGGTCACGTCCTGCCATGGTGAAACCTACTTCCGTGATTCGGTAGCCGCTCTCAGAATAGAGTCAATTCGCGAAGCGGTTAGGTAGAGGCCATCGCCGCAAGCGCGTTGATGGAGGTCGGGGAGACCTGGTTGGCCGGGATTGTGACGGTGAACCGCCGTCCTCCTGCCGTGATTTCCCGTACCAGGTAAGTGAATCCGGCCGGGATCTTCAGGTCAGTCTGGGTGTTCATGTCCCCGGAGAGCTTGCCGTTGAGGATCCATCCGCGAATGGTTCCGGGGGAGAGCACGGTGTCGCTCTGGGAGTCGACGGCCGCGTCGAGCATCTGGAACAGAACGGACCCACCGCCGTACGTTGTTCCGTCGATGGTCGAGTAGTTGTTGCCGTACATGCCGCTGTTGATTGGCACGTAGCTGCCGGTCACCACGACCAGTGGGATGTCAGCAGGAAGCGGGAGCGGCTGCCCTGGGTCTACAGGGTTGTCGGTCTGCAGCTTCTCGTTCTGCGCTGTCCAGCCTGGGATGTAGTACGGGTCGTTCGAGTAGGGTTCGAGATAGGCCGGAGGGTAGCTCGGATACGTCATTCCGGACTCCTCGAATCGATTCTCCCTCTACTTTAGAACGGAGAGCGGCTCACTTCGACTTCCGGCATCGTGAAGTCCTTCGTGAGCACGGCTGCGATGGCCAGCGAGTCGGCGTAGTCGTCGTGCGCGTCAGCCTCGTTCGGGGCCGCTGCGAGCATGAGCTGGTTCTCGAACTTCAGCTCCAGGTCTTCCATCTGCTGCCGGAACCGTCGGTACGTCTTCAGACGTCGGGTCTTCGCGTGCGCGGGCCAGCCCATCATGTCGCGGCGCATCAGCTCGCCCAGGTGCTTCCACCGCTTGGACTGGCTAGGACGATCGGACGGGCACTCGATCCACTCGATTTCTGGCATCAGGCGCTTCATCCGGCTGATTACCACGTCGCCCATGCCCTGGGTGTCGACCCCGGCGTAGATCACGTTGTAGTTGCGCAGGAAGTCGCGGATCCGGAAGTACTGCTCCTCCCAGTCCTCCCCGGACAGGTCGAGCCAGTTGAGGACCCGGTGCGTGAGGTAGCCGTTCTCGTCGGGGTGATCCCAGTCGACCCAGACGACGGTGACGACGGTGCTGTCCTGCTTGCGGGCGGGGTCGATCCCAACAACCACAGGCGATGTGTGCCACGCATGGACCACCTGCATCGACAGGTCGCCCAACTCGTCCAGCTTCTCCGAGGTCGTGAACATTCCTCGGTCGAGCAACCAGATCAGGCGGAACGACAGCTTGAACTCGTCGGAGTCCTCGCCGATACGCAGCATTTCCTTGCGCACGTACTTGCCGTAGTTCGGGTTCGCCTTGGCCGCTGCGCGCCAGTCCGCCTCGAAGTGGTTCTTGCGCGCGCCGCGCTTGGTGGACTGCCGCTTGTTGAGCTGGATCGCCTTGTAGAAGACGCCCTTGGTGTATGTCGGGGTGCCGGTGAAGACCATGGTGGCGTTGGTGGAGGCACCCATCGGGGCGATGGACTTGTTGACCATCTTCTCGTCCGCGCCCTGGCACTCATCGATGAGGATCAGGTGGTACGTACGGCCTTCGATGGTGGCTCGGGGGTGCGCGGTCTGCTTCCGGACGTAGGACCCGCACTTCTTCAGGCGCAGGATCTTCGAGCCGCCATCGACCTGCTCATCGATCTCCGGGTCGGCCATGAACTCCATGGCCTGCTCGCTGGTGAGGCGAGAAACGATTCGGCCGAACAGGTTGTCAGCCTGGTCTTCGACGGGAGCGAACGCCCCGACCCACAGGCCCTCCTTGAACTTCCCGAACCACATCGGGAAGATCTTGGCCAGCCGGGGGAACATGATCATGCAGGCGGCGATGGTGTTGGCCACAGTCTCGGACTTGCCGGACTGACGAGAGAACAGGGCCGTGAGAGTCGCGCCGTCGTTGATGATCAGCGACTCGATCACGCGGTACGAGAACGGGATCTGGTACTCGTACAGGGGGTGGCCGGACAGCTCGTCCACGACCAGGAGCAGCTTCGAGCAGACCTCATGCACGAAGTTGGCGTCGGTCTCGGATAGAACGACTTCCGTGGATTCCCGAGCTTCGCGCTCGGCATCTGTCTCGTCTAGGAAGTCGCCATCATCGAAACCGACGTCTTCGAGGAGATCTTCTTCGAGTACGCCACTGGTCACGCATTCAACGGTAAAGCGAAACGGCCCCCGAATTGGATCCGAGGGCCGTCATTGGAATCGCTTCAGCGCGGTCGGCGCTGCGCCAGGATCTGGTCGATGCGCTGGCGGGTCATGCCAAACAGGCTGGATAGCTGGCCCGACTTCAGGCCGCGTGTGGCGTTGATGTGCGCGATGAGCGAGTCCCGGTCCTCGGCCGCGACCGCCGGGAAGTCGATCGTGCAGAGCTGGGAGCAGTAGATCCGTCCCCAGTCCGTGCCGGGGGCGAACCCCATGGTCCGCTTGCAGCCACGGCAGTGGACCTCGCGCAGTACGTCAGTCGTCATTGTTCTGGATGTCGTGCAGGGCCGTAGCGACGTCGTGGGCGTCCTTGCGGTCGATGAGGATGCCCCGGCCGAACTCGTTCAGGGAGGGCACGTACTCCCGGATCTCGGCGTAGACGTTTCCGTCGAAGTCCACCCGGCTGACCTTGACCTCCAGGTCGTCGGCCTTGCGGATGGTCGCGTACACCTCTCGGTCGAGGTTCTGCAGGTCGCTCATTTCGGTTGGGTTCCCTTCGGCAAGATGCGGATCTCGGTCGTCCCCAGCACGGTGACGGACATGCCGAGGGTCTCGTTGAACAGCTCGTAAGCCTCGATCGGCCGCACGTCGGTGACCTGCATGCCCATCATCTGGCCACTGGGCGTCGCGAACTCGACCAGGTCGCCGGGCTGGATGTCTTCGGGGTGTGCCATCAGGCGTCCGTCCTGTCCGCCAGCTCGATGGCCTCGCGTAGCTCCGCGAGCCGGGCCTTGGAGGTTGGCGTCTTGGCCAGCGCCCGTGCCGCGATCACCACCTTCTCCCGACGTCGGCGGTCGACCTCCTTCATCGGGTCCTTGCGGGCAATCGTGGCTTCCCCGGCGATGGACATCATCGAGTTGATGTCGCTCGATACGTTGTTGACCCCGTTGTGGAAGGTCTGGAAG